AGTTTAATTGCTGTGTCTGCAAGCAAAACTAAAATAGCAAAAAATGCCATGATGATGATTCACCACCCCATGAAAATAATGCAAGGCAATGCGAAAGAAATGACGCAAACCGCTCAAACACTGCAAGGGATGAGCGAAATTATGATCGAAGGCTATAAAGCAAAAACTGGCCTTCCGAATGATGAAATTGATGCGATGCTAGATAAAGAGTTCTGGATGGATTCAAAAAAAGCAAAAGAGCTTGGTTTCGCTGATGAGATTGTTGGCGATTCAAATATTAAAGCCTCAATTAACCCTGACGAATTCGGCTATAAAAACGTTCCACACGCCCTACTTAACCCACCTAAACAAGAGGAAAATAAAGAAATGCCACAAGGTTCAACTGATAAGCTAACACAGTTCAAAGCAAAAGATAGCCCTGAAATTAAAGCCATGTTTGAAACTAAACAAGGCAGTAGTGACGAAATTAGTACATTTAAAGCCATGCTTGAGAGTCAAACGCAAACGATTAAACAGCTAGAAGCACGCGAAGAAAAACGCGCTCTTGAGAAGTTTGAGGCATTGGCTAGTGATTTTAAAGACAGCGGCCAAAACATCGAAGCTAAATCGCTTAAAGCGTTACATGATCATCACCCTGACATCTACGCAAATACAGTGCAGACATTAGAAAAAGCAAAAAATATTTTTAAAGCTGAACAGCAAGGACTTTTTCAATCACAGGGTTTTGCAGGCGAGGCGAAGCTTACAGGGGTAAAAGGCCAATACCAAGCCAAAGTTAAAAAATTAATGAGTGAGGGCATGGACGAAGATGAAGCCATTGTTGCCGCCGCAGATGATGCGAGTTACGCCGAATTAAGCTAACTTTTTCTTTCCTCTCTCCCTTCTTTTCAAATTTAAAAATAAATTATTAGGAGTCTGTATGTTTTTACAGGGCTACGGCATCGGTGTGCTTCCGGCCGCCACAGATTTAAGTGCAAAACAACTTGCAGCGGTCTCATACACAGCAACGGGCTTTGATTTATCCCCTGCGGGTGGGCTGTGTGATGGTGTGCTTCAAAATAAACCCGAACAAGGTGCAGTGTGCGATGTGATGCAAACAGGCATTGCAAAAATGGTTGCAAGCGCAGCAATTACCGCAGGTAACTACGTAAAAATCGCGGCCAATGGCCAAGTTGCGCAAGCGACAGCCGGAGATACTGCAATCGGTAAAGCAGTAGAGTCGGCAGGTGCATCGGGTGATATTATCGGCGTTATTCTTATCCCTAACGGTTACGTTATTCCTGCGCTGCCTCAACCTAGCCCGAATTTGTTTGGTGTTGCTGCCGCAGATTTAAGCGGCTCACAAAATGCTGCCGTTTCTATTACTAAGGATGGTTTTACCGTTACCGCCGCAGGCAAAGCATGTGACGGAATCCTGCAAAATACGCCTAAAAAAGGCGAAGCCTGTGAAGTTATTTGCTCTGGCGCAGTAAAATCAACCGCAGCAGGAGCAATTACAGCAGGTGATTATGTGAAAGTTGCAAGCAACGGTCAAATCATACAAGCCGCGGCAGGAGATACAGCAACAGCAATGGCACTGGAGACAGCAAAAGCCGCAGGTGATTTAATCGGTATTAACTTAATTCCGAACGGCTACGCCATCCCTAACCCCTCTTAAACATACGTATTTAAGCTAACAAAATTCAATTTTTTTATAATCTAGGAAAAAATATGCTTACGCCTTCAGATTTACATTTTAATGGCATTTTAACCTCTGCCAGTGTCTGCGCTGTCAATAAAAATCAAAAGTATGTGCATGGTATGGTATCACCAACCTTGCCAGTCTCTAACCTGTCAGATAATTACATGAGTTATGAACTGGCCAATTGGTATCGCTCACAAATGCAAAAACGTGCGCCCGGCACTACGGCCGCTCAATCTGACATCTCATATAACTTTGATAACACTTATAAATGCGAGCAATATGCCTTGCTTGTTCGTATTCCCGACGAAGTTCGCAAAAATGCCGACAGCATTATCAAATTAGACAAGGATTACACCGACTTTTTAACCATGCAGATGCTTTTATTTAAAGAGAAGCAAGCGGCTGATTATTATTTTAAATCAGGCACGTGGGGCACAGAATTTCAAGGTATTAAGGGTAATCTTGAACCCAATCAATTTATTCAGTTTGATCAAGCTGACTCTACTCCTATCGAATTCATAGCAAATTTACTTGACGATATGGAAGAAAAAACAGGAGGCTTCCGCCCTAACTCGCTCACTATGCCGCGTCGTGTTTTCACAGCAATTAAAAATAACCCTGAGATTGTCGATCGAGTAAAATACAACGGAGGTACAAAAGACGGCGCTGCTTATGTCACACCTCAAGCAATTGCTGCTTTACTTGAGATTGATGAAATTAATGTGATGAGCGCCACAGAAAATATAAAAGCCGAAAGTGCAAACAAAGCAACAGAGCTACAGTTTATCAACAGCAATTCAATGTTGTTGCAATACAAAGCCAAGCCAGCAACCAATGTTGCAATGGCCACAGCATGCCGTACTTTCCAATGGACCGGGCTTACAGGCGCCAAAAATGGCCATCGCATTCTGAAATATCGTGATGGCGATGAAACTAAACACTCTGACATTATCGAAATTCAAACTTGTTTCGCTAATGAAGTCACCTGCAAGGATTTTGGTGTTTTACTGACTGATTGCATATCAGAAGCCGCATAAGAGGGCTTTTTATGCGTCACTATTCAGAATTTAATGAGGCGCTAGAGTTTTGCGCCGTAAGAGCTTCTGGCCTCCTTCTTGGAGGCAAGCATTACAAAAAAGGTCAGAAAATAAAAAAAGAGTTGCTGACATATAGGCAACTCAGGTGCTTATTTATGGCGGGTAAAATCGACTACTACAAGAAAAAAGGCAGTAAAAAATGACATGGTCATACGATGTTACTCAACTGCAAGCCTCTACTCTTTTTCAAGTGCGTTACTTAATCGGCGATACTGATGAAAAAGACCCTCTGCTACAAAACGAAGAAATTACCTTCACTCTTGATCAGTATCAAAGCATAGAGCAAGTAGCAGCGGCCTGTTGTGAGAATATTGCAGCCCAGTTCTCACGACAATCTGATCAAACAGCAGGCAAAGTTAGCGATGATCTTTCTCAAAAGTCAGAGCAATATTTAAAACTTGCTGAAAAAATTAGGGCGCGAGCTAGTTCTAGCCTCGGTGTGGGCGCTTTTTATGCCGGGGGAATTAATCGGGCTGACGATGTGAAATATCGCTCTGACTCAACCATTAATCAACCGCGATTTATGCGAGGGGTGTTTAATGACCGCCAGCCTCAATATTAAAATTAATGATAAATTACTTAAAAGCCTAGAGAAAACATTAAAGGGCGCAATAAATACACGGGTCTTAAAAGTTGGCTTCTTTAACGGTGTAAAAAATGACGATAAAGAGAATAGTCCGACTATTGCCGCGATTGCACGAGCTAATGAGTTTGGTGTACCCGAGAAAAATATACCAGAGCGCCCTTTTATGCAGCAAACCCTTGAGGCTCACGGCTTTTATAAGCGTTCTTTAGCTATTCGCTTAGGTCGAGTGATACGCGGCACCCGTAGCATTGACGGGCAATTAATCGCTATCGGTGAAAAGATGGCCAGCGATATAAAAATTACTATTACTAGCGGTGATTTTGCAGCCAATGCACCAAGCACGATTGCTAGAAAAGGCTCAGATAAGCCGCTCATAGATTTGGGTAATATGCGTTCAAACGTCAGCTACAGGATTGATTAATGCTTTATCTTGATAAAAAAACAATCACAATCACACGATATAAGCCAGAGCAGGAAATTATTGAGGGCATAGTTAGCGATGTTATTGATCAAACTTTCGATATTGACGCCGTTGTTTTGCCTTATTCTGACCATTTAAAACACGAATCAACCGCATTCAATCGAAAAACAGCAATAGAGATATTCTCAGAAGAGCCTATTTATGGCGCTGACATCGGCACGAATCAACCTGCTGATCGAGTTACTTACAATAATAAAAATTTTGATGTGGTTGGAGTAAAGCCTTATGGAGCGCACTGGGAGGCAATTTGCATAGAAAACGATGAACATTCAACCACTACAGACCGCACTACTCAACACGCTTAAAGAAAATACCAGCGAAAAGCTGATCATCGGCTATCAAAAAAATCTAAGACTTAATCAATTCACTTCACTGCGTTATTACAATGCAAAAATGATTGGTCAAGCAAATGAAACGCCTTGCGATGAAGGTGTGCAAGTTACACAACTCTACGAGCTTATTTTTTTTATTGAAGCGTTAGGGCTAGATTCAGCATCACGAGCAACGCAGTTGGCTTCAACGTTTCGACTGGCCAGTCAGAAGAATAAACTCATGACACAGGGCCTCAAATTTTTTAAATGTGGGCCTTTGCAAGACTCAACGACCTTTTTATCAACTGATTACAACTTACGAACGCGCTTTACCGCGCATTTTTACGCGCAAGACATCCGTATCGATGCAGTCGGGCTCATTGATGATTACAGCTTAGAGTTGATTGCTGAAGACCAAGAGCAGGCAATAATTTCCGATGAAACTATAGATATAGGAGACAATGATGGCGAGCCTTGACTCAATTATTAATATTACCGTGGTTGATGAAACGGGGGCAGTCGCGCAAACGGGCTTTGGCGTGCCGATTTTCATTGCCACGCATAGCGTATGGCAAGATCGTATCCGTTTTTATACAGACTTAACAAGTGTGGCAGATGATGGCTTTACAACATCATCCAAAGCTTATCTAGCCGCACAATCTTACTTTTCACAAACACCGTGCCCGCCTAAAATTGCGATAGGGCGCAAAGATGCCGCAGATACAAACTGGGCTGACACCATCAACGCAATTGCTGAAGTCGATAACTCTTGGTATGCCGTGGCTACCGATGATCATACAGCAGACTCGATTGTCGAGGTGTCTGACACGGTCAATGCCATGACTAAAATCTATGGTTATTCTACCGATGATGCTGACGCAAAAGACCCGACAAAAGACACTGACGCCTTTAGCTTATTATCGAAAAAAGCAGCTAAACGTAGCTTTGGACTGTGGAGCGCTGGTGCTGATACCACCTTTCCAGAATGTGGCTGGATGGGTGGCCAGTTACCGCAGCAACCGGGTTCAATCACCTGGGCTTATAAGCAAATCAACGGCTCTAGTGTCGATACTATTTCATCGAGTGCTGAGACAGCACTAGATCAAAAAAATGGTAACTATTACACGCAAATCGCAGGCAAAAACCTGACGATTAACGGTATGGTTGCCAATGGCGAGTTTATCGACATTATTCGTGGTATTGACTGGCTGAAAGCGCGACTACAAGAAGAGCAATTTTCTTTGCTGGCCAATACGCCCAAGATTTCATTTGAAGATGCCGGTATCGCAATGATTGAAAATGCTTGCGTTGCTGTTTTAAAAGAAGCACAACGCCTTGATGTTATCGCAGATTACACAATCGAAGTGCCAAAAGTTGCCGATACACTCACGAATGACCGAGCAAACCGCAAATTAACCGGTATTAAGATCACTGTACGCATGAGCGGCGCAATTCATGAAGTGGACGAAACGCTTTACGTGCAAGTTTAGGAGAAACAATGTCAACAACAAGCATTATCCCAACGGATACCATTATTATTTTTGGCGCTATTCAGATTACTGGCTTTGCAGAGGGTTCATACATCAAGGTCAAACGTAACAAAAAAGAGTGGAATCAAAAAATAGGCGCATATGGCGATATGACGCGAATCAGAAACCTTGATCAAAGTGGCACGATTACAATTACTCTTCAACGTGGCATGTCGTGTAATCAACTTTTAAGCGGCATTAAACAAATCGACTCACAAACAGGCAATGGAGTTTACCCGATTTTAATTAAAACGGGTGACACGACGATTGGAGCCGGTGAGCATGCCTATATTACGGGATGGCCTGAGTTTGAAGGGAGCACTGAAGTCACTAACATTGAGTGGGAATTTTTTGTCGCTGATTTAGAAATGAATATAGGAGCAAGTTAAATGCATGAAAATTTACAATCAAAAGAAATTATTATAAACAACCTCAAGTTTACAATTAACCCTTTACCCTTGAAATATTCTTATGCGGCTTATTTAGAAATTGGAAAGGTTCTTGCTTCATTAGGCAAGAACGATGTTGCTGTCGGCAAAGAATCAAACCTTGCGGATATGGCTGCACAAGTTTTGCCAATGCTTGCCGAATACTTACCTTATGAAAAGGCCAATGCTTATATTAAGGCTTCAGTTTTAATGGATGGCCAACCCGTCAATGACGCCATTCTTGAAGTGTCAGGGGTAAATGCATTTGTTGAGCTATTAACACAAACACTTAACGAAAGCGTGGTAAAAAGCTTAAAAAAGCTCGATTTCAAAGGTATGTTAAACCGTCTCGGTCTAACGTTACTCAACAAGTCGAGCGAGAATCCAGTTTAAACTTTTCTTTATTTTGGGTAGCTGATGAGTATCACGTTACCCCTAAAGAAATTAACGAAACTTGGACGCTGGTCGAGTTTCTTGATGCTATCGAATACCTCACGATTAAGCAAGCCATTAAAGAAGAAGCCTACGAGGAGAACGAATAATGTCAGGAAGCTTACTTGCTGACTTTTTTGCGTGTTTCAGCATAAAGGTGGATCAAAACTCTGTTAATCAAATGACTGGGGCGACTCAATCGGCTGAAAATTCTATGCGCGGCATGAAAAAGTCAACTGATGCAGAGACTCATGCACTTTTACAAATGAAAGAGGCCATTGTCGGCGTTTCAGAAAAAATGGAGTTTTTAAAAAAAGCCGTTATAGGTTTTTTATTTTATGAAGTAGCCCATAATATTTATGAAGCTGCTACAGAGTACCAAAATGCTCAAAATATGATTGAGAATGCAACTGGCTCTGAGAAAATGGCTGTTAATGAAATGAAGCAGCTTGTTGATTATGCAACCAAGTGGCATTTAAAAATTGATGATGTGACTAAACAGTTTGGCTCTTTTAACTTAGCGCTAAAAGAGGCAGGTGCAACACAATCTCAAATCATGGATATGTACCAAAAAATCAACGTCGGCTTTACCGGTGCGCATATCACAGGGTTTGAGCGTGAGCGTTCAATGGCTGATTTTATTAATGATGTTGTTAATGTTCCACAGGTACAAATGGGACGCATTAAAAACCTGATGCTCTCGACTCGTACCGGCTTATTATCTGCTTTAATGAAAAAAACAGGCGCAACAACAGACGAAGAGCTCGGAAAACAACTGAATGCGATGAATAAAGTTCAACGCTTACAGTTAATTAGTAATACGCTTAATGATAAATATATGAAAGGCGCAAAGCTTTTCACAAAGAGCTTGCAGGGCGCGGCAAATAACTTAAGTAACACACTCACTAAAGCAAAAGTTGCTTTTACACAATCAGGCTTTGGCAAATGGCTTTCAGTGCTTTTTAATACACTATCAAGTGCAATTAAAGGGCTAACGCCTATTATTCAAGCGATTGGCTCGGCCTTTGGTTTTATCTCTCCTATTATTAGCGCATTTGGTTTTGCACTTGAAGTTGTTATAGACACTATTGATGCAGCTATCGATATTTGGAACCAAATGCCTAGCACAATGAAATGGATTTTAGGAGGAATTACTGCCGTTACAGCGGCCTTACTCTATTATTCGAAAGTCGCAAAAGTCGCAGCTATTTTTACAGAGTTATTAACTTCACCTATTTTGCTTATAGGTGCTGCCGTTGCTGCTGTCATCTTAATTATTCAAGATATTATTACTTATCTAAAAGGTGGCCAGTCCGTAACAGGTTCAGTTATAAAGTCGATGAAAGGCTATTGGAACGACTTTGCTGCTTTTATGAAACGGCTTTGGAATAGTATTTATAATGCATTTTTTAAACCGTTTGTTGATGGCTTTCACACCGTAGAAAACAAAATCAGCTCAATTGGTAAATGGCTAGGCAAAACAGGGCACATGATCTCTCACCCTAGCCAATGGTTTGAAAATAAAATCGATAACTCTCCGAAAGAGAAAAAGCTTGATGCATTAATTGCTAAATCAAAAAGACAGTATGCAATCACGAATACAGTTAAGCATGCACATACTGTTGTTGCTCAACATATTCAAAAAAATATTAAACCCTTAGTGCATAAAATCAGCAAACCACAATGGATAAACCAAGCCAAGCAAATGCAAAATAGATGGCAAAATGGTATGAGCCTGATGTCACAATCAAAACCTGCAGCACTTGCAGGAGTTCGGCAAAACGCAATACATCAATCGTTAAATGCAAATTTCAGCACACCGATACAGCAACATATTTCAACCACTATTAATTTACCACCGGGCTCAACACAATCTCATGCAGAAGAACTAAACCAACATATCCACGATACATTTAAAAAACTTCAACATGAGCAGAACACCCAAGCACTTGCGAAATTCACAAACAAAGAGTAAACAATGGGAGCAACTTTATTCCTTGATAAGACGACGGTTTATATTGATACCGTCGATAAAGAATCTAAAAAATATACCAATGATGTCACTCACTTCCCTGTAGAGTCTGGTGCCTCAATAACTGACGATATTATTAATAAAAACCCTCAAATTAATTTAGTGGGTTATGTATCTGCTTACCCTATTGTCTTTATGTCAAGCTTATCACCTTACTCTATTAATATGTGGGACAGCCTAAAGTCAGATAGTGTTGTTACACAACAATACACATCGCCCAATGATGCCGAACAAATTCTTACAGACTTTTGGGAACTAGGGACACCCATAAGCGCAACAATAAAAAGTCAATTATTTGAAAATCTAGCAATCAAACAACTGCAATTTAATGCTGATTCAAGTACAGGTGACTCCCTTCATGTCACCTTGTCACTGGAAAGAATAAAGATTGTTACCAGCAAAACAACAACAGTGCCCGATAACATCACCGACTCAAAAACTAAAGACGATGCAAGCAAGAGTACTGATTTAGGCACAAAGCCAACGCAACCAGCATCTAAAAGTTACTTAGAGGCTTTATGGCAGAAATAATCCCGTTAAACAGCACTTACTCAAACTATACTGAAACGGTTTCACTCGAAGGCACCGCCTACATCTTTACTGTGCGCTGGAATACACGAGAGGAAACCTGGCGCATATCGATCGCTGACACGGACGGCAACGCGATTTTAAGTGGTTTAAAATTATTACCGTACTCGCCGCTTGTTCAAAGATACAAGCTGACTAATTTTATTACTGGCGAGCTGATCGGTATTAATACAGCAAGCCAATATGAACCGCCGACACGTAACAATCTCGGTACTGATTTTAAGTTATTTTATTTATCAAATGATGAATTAACTAGCTAATTTATTAATCTTAAAGCTAAAAGTTAATTTCAGCCATAGTAAACAAGCGACAACACCCATAAAGCAACTAAATAAATCATAATTTAATGATGTTATCACTTTAGATAAAGAGGCATATTTATTATGAGAGACAATTTCTCCTAAAGTTAAAAAGAACCAATAAACACAAGTAAAAAATTCTATAGCGACAAAAGGGGTGTACCATTTATCATAGACATTTATAAATAATAAAACGCCGGTAACTAGGCCACAAAAGCTAGTAAAAATATTAATAAAAGATACTAAATTTTCGTTAGGAATAGCTGAAAATACAGTAAGACCAACGAGATAGTACAAGCAATCAATGGTAATGAATAACCCCATAAGCCGTGTAGATGTTTCTTGGACATTTAGTTTCATAAGAATACTCCATAAAATAAACGAGGAAATAGTTAGAATAGCCATCCTTTGGTCATAAATAATCATTCGATCTTCCCTAATCGTTATACATCAAATATTTTCACTACTAAATGAAAATAAATTTGGCTGCACATTGAGCATTTAGGAAAACTAGTATGCCACAATTTAATCGAAAATGGTCGCTAAAGATCGGAGAAGCAGGACAAACCGGCATAGAAATCACCGAACTCAATATTAAATTTGATATTACAAAAACGGATGAAAGCAGCGATCAAAACAAAGCAAGCATCCCAGTTTATAACTTAAGTGATTCTAACGTGAGCAAGCTCAAAAAAGGCTTAGCGTTGATACTCTCTGTTGCTTACGATGATCAACCACTAGTTACGCTGTTCGCTGGGCAAGTCAGTGGATTTGACACACACAGAGAACAAGCAAGCCGAGCAACACTCATTCAATGCAGTGACGGCTATATGCCGCTCAAAGAAACGTTTTCTTTTTCGACATTCCCATCCGGCACTAATGCGTTACAAGTTGCTCAGAGCTTAATTAAAGACCTCAGCGCTGACGGTACAATCTCTAAAAGCGAAATCACAGACCAAGACACGTTAACCCGCCACATTTTTTCCAACGGGTACTATATCGCAGGTTTAACCCGTGACGCGCTTCAAACACTGCTCGGTTCGCTCTTTATGAAGTTCTCAATACAAGACGGCGTGATTTATATCAGCTCGGCACTAAGAACAAACACACAGAAACAAGCGCTGTTGTTAACACCGGATACCGGCCTAATTGATTCCCCTCGAATTACCGCATTTAATCCAAACGGCTTAGAGCGTGAAGATATACCCAACAATGGCCTACAAATTACCAGTCTAGTGAATCCTCGAATCGTGCCGCACTCGATTGTCAAAGTTGAAACGCAGTATATCAATAGCTTTTACCGGGTCAGCAAAGTTAATCATCGAGGCGAAACTCTCGGCAAAAACTGGAAAACATTAGCAACACTGGAATCTATCAACAATGACTAATACATTAGAACAAGTGCTACATGCCGCTTTAGAATCTCGGCTCTGTGATGTGCATACCTCTATCCCTGGACGTATTGCCTCCTATGACGCCACAACACAAAAAGCAAACATCCAGCCAGTCATTAAAAAGAAATTGCGTGACGGGCGTGCTTTTTCGATGCCGGTGATCACCGATATTCCTGTGATGTTTCCAAGTGCAGGGGGTGGCCTGTTATCTTTCCCAGCTAAGCAAGGCGATACCGGGCTTTTATTTTTTTGTGAGCGCTCTATTGATCAGTGGATGACGGGCAACAACGACGAAGCGGAGCCGTTATGGAATCATAAGCACAACTATACAGATGCGGTTTTTATCCCTGGTTTATATCCATATAGCAAAACTCTTGAAGCTGATCCAGTTAATACCGAACTTAAATTCTCTGACAATCAGATTATTTTAAAACCGGACGGCAGCATCGTGATTAATGCGCCCAAGCAAATCACAATCAATACAATCAACGCCTACGTCAATGCGAGCCAACAACTTACTGTTACAGCTCCCTTGAGTCAATTTAAGGGCAATGTAGCAATTACCGGGGATTTAACCACACCAGCATTAACCGCAACCGCCGGCTCTAAAGCTTCAAGCTTTACAGGGAACGTAAAAACTTCAGGAACGATTAATTGTGATCAAACTATTACAGCATCGAGCGATGTTGTGGGCGGTGGCATTAGCCTTAAGTCTCACACGCACGGTGGCGTGCAAACAGGAGGGGGAACCACTAGCGCACCTCAATAAACTTAATCCCTATCACGAAAACAGTTTAATCCCTGTCACGCCAAAACAACGCCTTTTAGTCGCCCAATATATTTGCAATAAATCTCACAAACTCGGCTTATCTTGCCAGCCCAGGAGTTTACTTTGACTGATTTTTTACTTGACGATAACCATGATATTGATTTTAGTTCTTTGTCTTTGCATTTAACTGATAGCTTAGCTCAGCGCCTCAGCATTAAATTAAACACATTTCAAGGCGAATGGTTTTTAGACAATACGGCCGGAGTTCCATATTTTCAAAATATCCTCGGCAATAAAGTTAGCTCTGACGTCATCGATTCAATTTTCAAGAAAGCAATTCTTGAAGAAAAAGACGTCAGTACAATTTTAGAGTTCACTTCATCGATTGATAACGCAAAACGCAAGTACACCTACACCGCACGAGTTTTATCCGCAGATAATACGGAGGTCGTAATTAGTGGCTAACAGCAGCTATTTAACCGACACCGGCCTGACACTGCCCACACAAGACGATCTTGTCAGTGATATGGTCATAGATGCTCAATCTTTGTGGGGGTCTGGTGTGCAAGCTGAAACCTATACTGTGCTTGGTCAATTATTTAATATTTTTTCAGCACAGCTCTATCAAGTTTATCAACTTGGGGCGGCAACCTATGACGCTCAAAACGCGTATAGCGCCCAGGATAAAAACTTAACCGACTGCTGTGCTCGTGTTGGTGTTCAACGTCTCGGGGCAAACAAATCAGCAACTAAGTGTGTTCTTATCGGCAACACGGGCGTTAATATTCCCGAATACTCACAGATTGCTGTAGCAAACACATCAAAGATTTTTGAGCTAACAAATGACCAAACGATTGGCTATAGCAATGCCACGTTTTTACAAGTTCTCGTTGCAAGCCATATCGAAGGCACAAATTATTATCTAAACATTGATAATATTGATTACAGCTATACTGCAGTCGCAAATGACACCGCCGACAATATTGCAAGCCAGCTCGCTGAAAAAATTAACACCACGTCCGATAAACTCACAGCAGAAAATAAAGGCTCTGGAGTTTTTACCGTTCAAGCGAATAGCACTCTATCGACATTTTCAACTGAACTCAGCGCAGGCTTGAGCATAGAGAAGTGCGGCATTATCGCCACTGTGGAAGCGATGGATTACGGTGTTATAAGTGCCCCTGCAAATAGTCTCACAGAAATAAAAACGCCTGTGTATGGCTGGGAGAGCTCAACGAATCCAAACGATGCAACACTTGGACGTGATAAAGAATCTGACACGGAATTATTACTACGTAGAAACGGCAGTCTTAAAATCCTAGGCTCCGGGTCTACCGATGCAATAAGCGCCGCACTCAAGCAACTTGACGGCGTTACAAATGCCTACACTTTTCAAAATACAAGTAATGAAACAGATGCGAATAATTTACCCCCTAAATCAGTGAGCGCGATTGTTCTCGGCGGCAATGAGCAAGAAATTGCCCAAACCTTTTTCAATAAAAAAAGCGGCGGCATTGCAACATACGGCGAAATAGAAAATAAAGTTATAGACTCAAACGGCGATACACAGCTTTGTTACTTCTCGCGACCGACTGAAATGCCAATTTATATCGACATAGTTTTTGCAAAAGAAGACAAAGAAGCACTACCTGCCAATATTAACAGCGCGATTATTAATGCCGTTATAGAGTACGGTAACACGCTTACAGTAAACACCGATGTGATTCCTCAGCGTTTCGTGGCGGCCATTTATAAAGCAATCCCCGAAGGTATCGAATACCTTGATCTTTCAATGAAAGCCGATGTTAACGACTCGTGGAGTAAAAAGAAAATCACAATTGACCGTGTTTCAATTGCAGTTTTTAAATCAGCTAACATCACAGTGAGTGAAGATGACCACGATCACCCCAATTGATCATAACGCCCTTGCATTAAGCAGAACGCTTGAGCAATTCAAAGGCAAAGACAACTACACAAAACTAGTTCAGGTTTTAATGAATGCTCTGCAAACCTCTGAACAAACATTTATCGATCTTTTAACCAAGCGCTATATTGATAACGCCACAGGCAAGCAACTTGACGACGTCGGCTATGATGTCGGATGCTCGCGCAACGGATTAAAAGACGATGATTATCGTAGTGCAATTTATTTGCAGATTGCAATCAACACCAGCCAAGGCCGCGAGAGTGACATCTCTTTTGTAGCTAAACAACTCACCGCCTCTTCTGTTATTCAATTTCGAGAAAACAATCACGGCCCTGCTCAACTGCAAGTTTTTTTCGACGGCGAAAATGCAACACCTGACACAATGAAACTTGTCGCGCAAGTGGTCGGGGGTGGCATTCAATACTATGGCTTAACTACGCAAGGCGGCAGCCCTTTCGGGTTCGACGATATTTCTAGCGGCTTTGATGATGGCCGCTTAACCGCAGAGTTTTTACTTAATTAAATTAGGAATACTATGAGCTTAGAACGTCCAACCACTTACCCCGATTTTGCTATGAAAGATTGCACCGATCCGATCAGTGGCCAACCCAATGTAGAAGCAATCCCTCAAACTCTCATCGACTACGGCTATGCATTCAGAGATAAGCCAGAGTTTAATAAATTTAATTACATTTTTAGGAGCGTCGCGCAGTGGATTCGTTACGTGGATGAAGTGACGCAGAGCTTTGGCTATTTACCGTTTAATTTTGGCCAAGATGCAACGACTACAACAAGCCTCATTTTCGGTTATCTGCAAGGTTCAGTGACGCAAAACAATGAAAGCATTACCGTGCCAGCAGGGACAGTTGCACTTACAGCAAGCACAACAAATATCGTCTATGTTGATTTAACCGACACAACAGTAAAAGCAACGGCCTCAGAACTTCCAGATAATGCGAATGATGTAGAGCTCTACGAGATCACCACAGACGATAGTCAAATCACGAACATCGTTGATAAACGCACATGGATTAATGAAACCGCCAGCCATCAAATTAGTTGGGGTAACTCGTCAGTTGCCGTTAAAAGTCAAAACGGCGAGGTTGATATTAATGTCGCAGGCTCTACCGTATTCAAAGCAACCAACTCGCAAGTTGTTTCTAACAATCCGTTTAAGCCGCTCTCAGGAGTAACCTTTGCAGATAACACAACGCAGAACACCGCCGCTTATAATTTGCCTGAGTATGATGGCACGGCCCGTGCGCTTTCGCCCGATGATGATTTAAACAATGTTTTCACAACCGGAATTTATTGCGGCATTCCAAAAAACAACCCGATTAATGACACCAGTTCAAGCGGCGAGTGGTTCAACTTCTTTATTATAGGCGACGGTAAAAAATCATCATCACAGTTTGCAATTCCATGGTCGAACTTATCCCGGGGTGTTTGTGTTAGAACCACTCAAAACGGCACAGAGGGCTGGTCAGAATGGGAGCGACTCAACACGCAAGATAAGATTTACAGTGATGGAAAATCTAAAGTAAGCTTTGATAGTAATAACGCAATTTGCTTTTATTTTGAGAATAAGAAAGTAGCATCAATCAATGATAACGGTCTTATATTCAACGATGGCAGTATTCAAAATATAGCATCCCCTGCCGTTGCAAAAGATTATAACGGCGATACCTGCGGCATTTATGTCGATAGCCTTGGCGACTGGAATCTAGTCAATCAAACTGGCTTCTTTATTTGCACAAACAGAGACATGGAAAACTCGCCGACCTTAGATTCTACCAAAGATCACTGGTGGACAGCCAACGTTGTGCGTGTGCCTAATTCGCCTGACTTAACTCAAACAATTACCGGCTTAGCCGTAGATGGTACATCACCTACTTTTGTGCGTATCTATACAGAAAGCGCTGGCTGGACGCCTTGGCATCGCATGGATAACACACCTAACTCAATCCAAAGCGAAACACTAAGCCGGAAACAAAAAGCTGACGGCTCTTTGCAAATCGAGCTACTCATCGATCAACTCTATCCAATCGGTAAGCTAGAGTTAACCTTTGACGAAAACTATATCCCGCCGTTTCAAGGAAAAGGGGCAACGTGGAAACGTGTGACTGACATCGACGCAGACCATGCTGGCCGTTTGCTCACTATCGCAGGCTCAAATAATTTTGCAGTCAATGCCGGAGAAAAAGCAGGCTCTATAAGAACAAATGATCACACGCTCTCTGTTGATGAGATACCTAACCACAGCCACGAATATAGTAGGCGTATGACATTACAAAAAGTAGGACACTATGAAGAAGAGTATCATACCTACATAAACGACGAAACCGAAAAAACAAGCTCTGTTGGAGGAGGTAAACCCCACTCGCACGGCCTCGACCCTGCGCGTTCGGGGGTGATTGTCTGGGAACGGACGGCGTAAAGCATGAACTAAAATTTGTCCACGCGCGTGGACATTATTCGAGTGCCTCTTCAATAGCTCTAGCCAATTCCATAATATGGTCATCAAAATCGAATTCAGTCAAATTTAATTTTTTTTTAGCTTCATCAGATAAATTAATTTGAATAGAGCTATCTTTAATCTTGAAATTCATTAAAGAAAATCCAGTGCTACTATGTATCTCTTGAAAGTTATATTTTTCTTGCTTTTTATCTTTTAATGATTTTTCAACAAAAGATTTAATTTTCTTTTCCCCTGCACCACTTTTGATTTCATCAGCATAGTCTAAAAGCGCTTTTTTATACTTGGTGCCTTTACTTTCAAAAGCTACTAAAACTGCTGCGGTTCGAGAACTAACTCTACTGAAATCACCAATTTTTTGACTTAATAATTTAGAAATATTACCAAAGCTCATTAAATTTGATATGTAAGAAGTCGAAACACTAAGCATATCAGCAATTTGCTTCTGGCTCTTCAATACTCTTTTTGTTAAAAGCTTATTAAAAAGCAGATAGTCTGAATAATCGCTTATGCCTTCTCTGTTTCTATTTTCTTCATATTGAATTGACAGTGCTTCTTTATTTGAAATGTTATTCTTGACGATTGCCAATAGTGGGACTTTTGCTATTTTAGCCGCCTGAAGCCTTCTTGATCCCGAGATAACTTCATACATGCCATTTTTTTTCTTTCTTACAATTGCAGGTACTATCTGTCCTTGAGTTTTTATCCGTTCTGCTAACTCTTGAATATTACCATAATCAAATTTTGATCTATCATTAAATTCCCAGTCTGAGCATAAATCAGTTTCTATCTTTATGATATCATCCTGACCGCTTTCTATAGCACTATTATCACCTAAAAGTTCCATTAAAGAATTATTGGCTTTTTGTTTTGCCATTTTACTTTTTTTTGCTAATAAACGAGCTTTACTCATCACCAACCCTCGTTAACATTTCTGATACTGCAAGTTTAAATTCTTTAGAAACTTTGGCATTTTTTTCTAAAATGGTTACATCGCTCTCACAGTCAGGTAATAATGAGACCCTTACGGCTTCACTCTTACGTATAACTGTTGTAAAAACTAAATCTCCATATACTTCTCTTAGCTCTCTTTCTGTCTCTCTAGAAAGAACGGTATTACTTTGGTGGTTATTTATTAATACTCCAAGAATTTTTGCTCTAGAAACTTTTTTCTTTTTCATTTTAGCCATAATATCTACAAGAGCGCTTAAGCCTTGAGGACTAAATACATCCGCTGTCATTGGAACTAAAATGTGAGTTGCTGCATGTAGACAACTAATAAATTGAGAACCTAAAGACGGCAAGCAATCGATTAACACATAATCGAAATCGTCTTTAATGATATCTAAGCCATCTTTAAGTTGAAAGATGGCGTCGTACCCTCTATCAGGGATAGAAGCCAAACTAGTTTGATCAGCTGCATACAACCATAAGTTATTACAAACCTCAATCGGTGAATCTGGCTCTTGATCATACAAAGAAATTGTCAGCGACTCCTTCGCCTCTTCTATACCTGTTAATGCATAAGTAAGGTTGGCTTGTGGGTCTGCATCCACAACTAAAACTTTTTTCTTCTTGCGAGCTAATATATGTGCAAAAGTATATGTTACTGTGGTTTTGGTTGCGCCACCTTTCTGATTTGCTATTGCAATGACTTTAGTTGACTTTTTTTTTGGCATATCATTAGCCCTGTTTTTTGTTAAAACATTTTGTCCACGCGCGTGGATTTTTCACTTTGAAGGTTAGCATAAAACAATTAAAAAGCTATCAATAAAAACAAAAGGGCCGAAGCCCTTAATCATACGACAACCTTAATCTGCTTAGGATGCTTATTTTTAATGTCGTCTCGATGTATTCTCATCTCTTGTGGCGCATCAATACCTATTTCCACTTGTCCGTTCATTACGGATAACACTTTCACTGTAATATTTTCATCGATGAAAATTGCTTGGCCGTGTTTGCGCGTTAAAATTAACATAGTTATCTCCTGTTGTAGCTTTGTTATTCTGATAGTCACTGTTATTGCAGCGGCCAAGCAGTGCAGCTTGTGTCGATTTGAATATTAATGTCTAGCCCGCTTTCATAGCCTGAATGCGCCAATATATCTGCAATTTGTGCAAAGAAAACACGCTTAATTCTTTCGCTTTCATCGCCCAAATCATCGCCGATAGAGAAGCCCACATTAACAAGAGAGCGCACCAACTCTTTATAAAAGTTCAGTGTACACATTGCTTTCTCTTGAGCGTTAAGACCTTCAACCATTGAATTAGAAATATTCTGTAAATCATTTACTGCCTTTTCGTGCGCCTTCCAAATAACATGGCCCAACATTTCAAAGTCTTGTTTTGACATTTTCATTAATTGATTTTTCCCTTTTTTAAAGCCCCGACTAAGGGGCTAAATTGATTAAGCTTGGCCTTCAAGAATTATATTAAGGTCAGTAACGTTGTTTTGTTGAGGCTCTACTTGAGGTCCAGAAACCTGAGCGGCGGGAGTGGGGTTCACGTCTTTAATTTCATAGTCCTCAACCTCTTCTCTAGGCATAAAACCGCAAAGTGCATCCGCGAAAACATCACGCAACGCCCAAGAGCGTGCCCTCATTTGTAACATTCTTCGTGTGTACTGCTTCCAAGGTCCACGATTTAAAAGCCCTGCTTGCTCGGCATCCTGCATTGAGAAATAACGCACTTGCTCATCTTGCCCTTTTCTTTTCACCTTGCACCAGCACAGTTTTTTTGATTCGTCGTAACCTTCTTTAACTGACTCACACTCTGGATGAGAACGAACAATCGCCATCAGCGCATCACCATAAACCGTAGGTTTACCATTAATTACCGCAATATTTTGCACTGCTTGCAATGGCTGTAGCCCAATCTCTGCCCCCATTTGCATAGCGATAAAAACATCGTTAGATTTTCCCCGATATGAATCAGGACACAAAGAAGAGTTGGCAATCATATCTGCAAACTGAGCAGCTTGATCAAAATTAGTAATAACAAGAGAAAAAGGTTTATTTTGTGTTTGCATTTCCATTTATTTAACTCCCATAATTTTATTTAATTCGTAACGCGGCACTTGAAGATCAGTAATTCGGCTACCATAGGCAAACTGCTCTAGGCTCTTATCACCTGCTTGCCATTGCTTGTAACGTTCTAATGCATTTCTACAGAGTTGAAACCCGTAACTATGAGCTTCTGAACCCCACTCAATTTTGTGGTAGGCAACATAACCCGTTGTCTTATGGATTGCACAAAATGCAAAAGGTCGTTGCTTTCCTGTCTGTTGTGCGATCACATGCATATAGAGCGCTGCACTAAGGTAATAACCAAGATCAACCGCAGTGCGAGAAAACCGCTCCACTGAAACCTCATCACGACAAGTTTTAATGTCGACAATCGCCGTAGGATGCAGATAATCAGCCCTGACACGCACAGAAACACCCTCCAGCTCTCCGAATACACTCACCTCTGGCTTACCCCCTGATAAAAGTATTTTGCTCATTGAGTGGCCGTTTCTGATAGAGTCAGCAAGAAACTGCGCTTGTTCCATCATTTCAGCTTTTATAAGCTCTTTACCT